AGATCGTTCCGGCCGTGGAGTCGAGGTCGAGGCCACCGGTCGCGAGCACGTCCGTCCCGCCTGTTGATGTCCGAGTCCAGAGGCAATCGCCGGGGAGATCGAAGGGCAGCCAGGTCAGCGACCATGCAACCTGGTCGGGCCAGGAACCCATCGCGCCGATGTAGTTGGGGAGGGTCTGCGTTGAGAACCCTCCGAGGAAAGCGCAGCCGAGGGAGTTGTCTTCATTGCCCGGCGCTGCGTCCCAATTGTGTAAGCAGAGGATTCGGCCGTGTTGCCAGGTTCCCGCGAGGCCCTTGGGGTGGGTCGCGGAGTCGCCGCAGGTCCACCATTGGCCATAGCTCTCGATTGCGAGTCCAACAGGTGCATTCCCGAGTTGGCGCCAGGTAATTCCTCCGTCTGTGGAGACAAAGATTGGGCATTCGGAGGTTAACCCGGGGATGCGGCCGAGGAAGTAGATTTCTCCGGAGTCGGAGAGGACAAGGGAGCAGTCCGAGTCTGTGATCGGGCCGGCATAGGGCGTGCCCCAATAAGCCGTGGTCGCGAATCCTGTTGGGGTGACTGTGATTTCTGGCCACTGCGAGATGTCGGAGTCCACCGAGGGGATTCGCTTTGCCGTGGGGAAACCGTAGGCGTCCTCGATCATGCCGACAACGAACACCGAGCCATTCCACACCACGTCAAACCAGACGGCGCCGGAAGTCGGGCCAACGGCCGCGTAGCCGGAGCGGCCTACCTCGTTGAATACCGCCCCGTCATCGGTGGACGCGAACTGAACAAGATAGTCCTGCGCGTGGCTGGTGTTGTTCGCGACCAGCCCCGCCAGGAGCATTACGCCACCGCGACCCCAGCAGGCTCGGAGACGGCCGAGGGCGAAGCCGGCAGCCCCGGCACCGGGCGCGGAAGAGGTATCGACAAAAGCATCTTTCGCGCTGCCGACATAGTTTTGACAGGTCTTGATCCCGTGCCTTGTCGCAACGCTCCAAGTCGCCCCATCATCGTCGGAATAGCAGACGTAGACCTGTGCGGTAGCCCCGGCTTCGAGCCAGGAGTAGCAGAGGAGGCGGCCGCTGTTCGGATTCCGGAGCAGGCAGGGATGCTTGCCGTCGACGGGGGCGGAGGATGTGAGCCGGACCACAGATGAGGTGATGGCGCCCGTCGTCGGGTTGCGTTTGTAACAGAGGACCTCATAGGTGGTGATCGGGCCAGGAACCGTCCGGACGGCCTCGACCACGCAAAGGACCGAGCCATCCGGGAGGGTGAGTGCATGTGGTTTCGCCGTCGAGAGAATGCCGAGGGGGCCACTGCCGTCTGTCCACTCCCAGGCCTCCCAGCCCGACAGCGTGATCGGCGTCTCCCAGCCGTACCAGAGCGAGGCCGTGGAGAGCTTCCAGCAGTAGCTCCCATCCAGGACCAGGCCCGGATCGAGGGAGTAGACCTGCAGCGTCGTCGCCGTGGTCTGGGTGCCGGTCGCGGAGAGGACCAGGTCTGTCGTCGTCGGGTCGTAGACCGCCAGCCCCGCCATGGGCCCGGCCTGGGTGTAGCTCGAATGTGCGGACCAGATACAGGCCGGCAGGGCAAGCCGGGGGTCCTGGATTAGCCAGCCGCGGAGGAAGGTACGGACGATCTCGGTAGCCATCAGGCGGCCCTCTTTCCGGCTCGGGTTGCAGGTTTCGCCGGGTTGGCCCGCTCCATATCGTACATGAAGTCGGTGTAGATCTTGCCCTTCCAGATCTGCTGGACACGAATCACCTGCGAGCCTCCACCGCGTGCAGCCCGGTTGACCGCGTCCGTCCCGCCCATGTTGTTTTGCTCCTGCCGGGTCAGTATCCGCTCCTGCCTCGTGAGCAAGGCCAGGCCCTCGTCAGCCGCCAGCCCGCCGGAGTGGTAGGTAGGCATCTCCGTGCTTTCGATCTTGGCGATCATCAAGCCGGTCGCGGCGAGGGCGACACCTGCGGCGACGGGAGCCAGGGCGGGGCCGACGACGGGGATGATCACAGTAGCGGCGTAGGCGGCGATGGCGCTCTGGAGGCCCTGCATGATGGCGGTCGCGACTGAAAAGGCTTTCCAGGCCCCGAACGCCTTTCGGGCAGCCTCGTCGTTCCCAGCCGCTGCGAATCGCTCGGCGGCAAACTCCGCGATGTCGGCCAAGCCTCCCAGGGCGGAGCCGAGAACGTCCGTCATCGCCTCCTGCTGACGCTTGCGGAGGTCGATCGCGTTCTTGGCCGCCTGTTCGTCCGAGGTGGCGATGATGTCGTTGGCCGCCACGGTCGCGGTTGCCCAGTCGCCTGTCCGGGTGGCCAGTTCGTAGATCTGCGCCAGTTGGCGGTCGCGGAGGACGATGATCTTCTCGTCGGCTGTCAGGCGGGCGTCGGAGGCGTCTTGGGCGATGTCGGCAAGCTCGGCTTCTGCGGCGCCCCATTCCTCGAACCATTGGCCGAGTTCTTGGGCGGCGGCGGCGATGTCGCCATACAGGGCCATCGTCGCGCGGTCCACGTCAAGCGCCTGGGATGCCCACTCCCATCGCTCTTTTTCGGCCTCCGCCAGGTCGGAGGTTGCCTTCCCCAGGCCCTTCTTTTTGTCCGTCAGCTCGACGACCACGGCCGCGTCAACCTTCTCCTCGATCACATACTGCTTGAGGGTTTCGAGTCCCGTTCTGGCGGCCTCTTCCTGCGCCTTCGCCACCTCCAGGGCCCGGGCCTCGAAGGCGGGGACGTACTCCATACCCTCACCCTCCCCGAGTCCAGCCTGCCAAGCGGCCTGGTATGCGGCTTGCGCGGCGGCGAGGTTCGTTTGAGTCTGTACCCAGCCCGAAGCAGCGGCCTTCGCCTGCGTTTCGATTGCCTTGGCGATCTTCGTGTTGCTCTTATCGATGTCGGCGTCGAGTTGGGACATGGCGCCGGAGAGGACCGCGAGCGAGGACCGGGTATCGTCTACGAGGTTCCAGAATGCCTCAAGGGAGGTGTTGCCGGCGTCCTGGAGTTTCTTGTAGTCCTTGAGCGCGAGCGAATAGCCGCCGAGAACCCCACCGAGTTCCAGGGTTTCTATCTTGGCGAGCTTCGCGTCCTGATACCAGAGATATCCGGCGGCTGCGGCGCCGAGAATGACCGGGGTCGCCCACGCGAAGGCGCCACCCACGGCCCCCAACAGCCCCGGGATCATGCCCCAAACCTGCACGATCTGGAGGCCCTGCTGGCTTACGATCGTCATGGGCGACACGCCCATCTGAAGCTGGGTAATCACGTCCGGGAGTTGGACGGCGACGGATCGGAAGCCCTGGGCGGCCATGTTCGAGGACTTCGCCAGCGACACCTGGGCCGTGTTCGTCTTGGCCGCCTGCCCAACATAGTCCTTCGCGCTGGCGGTCATCTTCTGGTTGGCCGTTACGATCTTGAGGGCGGCGGCGGCCGCCGTCTTGTCGGTCATGCCCGCGATCTTCGCCATCTCCGCCTGATAAGCGGCTACGGAAGCTCCAAACTCGATTACGGCATCAGGCATGGTGCTTCTCCAGTTCGCCCTTCACGTCGTTGGCGAAGCCAGGGATGATCTGCTTCAGGTTCCGCTTGATCCGCCAGAAAGCAGCCCGGGTCACCGGGGCGGCGAGGGTGTAGGGCGCCTTCGAGCGCATCCTGACCAGCAGCTCGGCGCCGGTATTGTCCCACTCGACAGTCACAGAGGCCCGGGAGAACCCAGAGCCGGCGGGCCAGCCGGTGTACTCGTTGCTCCGGATCTCCGGGCTCTTCGTCCACTTGCCGTCGATCATGTCGTACCGGAAGCCGGGATAGGAGATGGTCTGCTTCTCGTGAAACATCTGGCGGTAGAGCCACGCAGCGAACCGGCGATCCATCGCCTCCAGGATGCGGGCGCGGAACTCGGCGTCGACTTTTGCCAGCCACTCGTTGAGGCCCTTGACCTCGTAGGTAACGCCGAATTGGGCCACCTTGCGCGCACCGCCGGAGGCCTTGCCCCCGACGACGTATTGACCGGCGAGACTGGCCCAACGTTTCGCGACGTAATCGAAGTTTCGATCCGACCCGAGGCCCCGCATCTGGTAGGACCCGAAGTCGGCCGAGCTGAGCCCGTGCTGGAGGGCACGGACTTGCGCCGTCCACGAGGCAACCGCAGTCCTCCATGATGCCGTCCACGTATCCCGGGCGGTGGTGTAGGCGTCCGTCCACGGCAGAAGACCCGTCCCCTTCGTCAGGGGCGGGATGTAGTTCTGCGGTAGTGGGCGGTCGGGCAGGGTCACGTGACTCTCCGAAGGAGCGGGCCCTTGCCGTCAGGGCTCGCCCGCTCGGAAAGCGCCGCAAGAAGGGCCCGCTCCAGAGGTGTCGCGGCAAAGTAGGAAAGGGGGTTCACGTTCCACCTCGCCGCGGCCGTTAGCTGGGCGACGAGGGCGTCTCCCCCGTCGCCGTCGAGGATTTTCCCGCCTCTTCAATCTCCTCCGCGGTCGGTCCGAAGGCCGCACGGTGCTCCGCGATGGCATCGTTCCAGCAGAGTTCGGCCGCTCGGATGACTCGCCAGAGGGGCGCCCATTCCAGGGCCTTGAGCACCTTCCCTGCATAGTCGAGGTGGGCCTCGCCGGAGCGCCGGGGCTTCGCGGCCCCGAGTTCGCCGATGAACGAGAGCAGGTAGGGCGTGGCGTCGATCGGGTCGGAGCCACGGAGGTAGGACAACACCAGAAGGGCGGTCGGCTCCTGGAGAGGGACGGTCCTCTCCTTGCCGTCGGTGCCGGTGATCGTGAGCGGGCGCATGGATTTCCTTTAGACCCAGATCAGGGGGTCGTTGTTGAGGTCGGCGGGGTCGCCGCTGGCGAGGGGGCGCTTGCAGGTCGCCTTGAGGGCCAGCGTGTTCTTCTCACCCGTGGAGTAGTCCATGGTGATGAAGCAATTTCGGGTCTCGAAGGCGTCGACGCCATCGCCGGGGGCGGTGAAGGTGATCGTGGCCTTGTGGCTCGGCACCTTGCCCAGGGGGTCGGTGTAGGCGTCGGCGGCGAACTTGTTCCGGTACAGGACACAGTCGGCGATGGTTTCGGCCGCAGCGTCGCTGAGCTTGCCTTTGTGCAGGATCGTGAGACTCCATTCCGGGTACTTGTCGCCGCCCTCGATCGCACCGATGCCGGTGTCACGGTCGGAGACATCCACCCGTTCCTTGTAGTGGCCCGGGGCGCAGAGGCCGGCGACGGAGAGGTCGGACTCCCAGGGGCCGATCTGGAGACCGTGGCCCGCGGTGCCGGTTTCGAGGAACAGGGTCACCATGGCGCGGGTGCGGAGGTCGCCGAGGGGGAAATTCATGTCAGCTCCAGGTCAGGGGAGAGGTGTAGACGACGGGGAAGGTCAAGGAGCAGTCGAGCCAGCCGGAGATTGGGGACCGGCGGAGGCTGATTGCCTTGCTCGCGGGGATGTCGATTCCCTTTGGCCAGTCGGAAGTATGTCTCCGGAGGTGGGCCAGGAGGCAATGGCCGGCGAGCCCCGCGGCGTTCCATTCCGCTTTCGCATTGGCGGGGTTCTGCGGAAAAAGGAACTCCAGGACCATCTCGGCCCGCCAGGTGATCGTGTCGGCATCCTCGTTGGCCACGGTCAGCGAATCGTCCTTGAGCGAGAAGCAGAGCGGGGCCTGGCCGGCGGGAACGGCCTGGAGGAAGAGCGGCACGTCGGTGGGTCGCCAAGCCGCGTCCGCCCACGGGGCGTAGCGGGCGACCGGAACCAGGGTCGCGATGTAGGCGGCCAGTTTCTCCGTCACCTCGTCGGGCAGGTACAGGCTCACAGGCAGCTCCGGTCACCCGACCAGGAGGCCAGATAGAGGGGCGCCTCGGCGGCCCGTTGGGTGGTCACCACGGCATCGGTATCGTCCGGATCGAAGGTGAGGCGTGTCGAGCCCTGGAGGTCGGAGAGCTTCGTTTTCCAGTCGGCGTATGCCAGGGCGATCGTTCCCTGGGGATCCGCGTTCAGGACCAGGTCGGAGAGCAGGCGGCAGGCGATGAATGCCTCGGCGAGGTCGTACAGCTCACCCAGGTCGCAGCAGAGGTGCGGCCGCGAGCCCTGCCTGGCCATCCAGTTCTGGCAGTCGTCCCAGCCGTCTTCGAGCCAGTCGTCGAGGGTGGTCTTGTTCGTTCCGGCGAGCGCCCGCAGGAGAACCGGCCTGGACTTGAAGAACGTCGTATGGCTCACCGGGCAATCGGGCACCCAGCGAACGATGCCGATCCGCTGGCGATAGGTGCGGGTCAGACCGGTATGAACCAGCGTCCAGCGGGCCTCGTAGTTGAGGCTCAGCTCCTTGCCGACCAGGGCGGCCGGGGCCACGGGGAAGGAGGGGGGCGGGCCGGCAGCGAAGGCACCGATGGTGATCGCTGTCGAGCCGTCCGTGAAGACCACGGAACCTGAGGTCGGGGTGATGCCCGCGCCGAGCAACTCCAGAGGCATGGTGACGGTCCCGCCGATGTCCCTCTGCACGAGGGTCAGCAGGCGCTCCGGCTTCTGGTATTCGGCGCGGACTACGGGCATCAGATTCCCGCGATCATCACGAGGTAAGTGACGGGCAGGGCGGCCGTTTCGAGCACGGAGATGAGGTCGCCCGTGGCGGCGGTGACGGTCACGCCCGTATCCGTGGCCCCGCAGCTCCAGAGGAAGAGCCCGCCGGCCGGAAGCACGAGGCCATCGGAGATCGCCAGGAAGAGAGGCACGCCCGTTGCCGCGGCCGGCCGGAAGATGGAGAGGGCGCCGGGGCCCTCGTTGTAGATGCCGAGCACCCGCAACTTGACGAGAGCCAAGTTCGTCCCGTCCTCCTCCTTGAGCGTGGTTCCGGACAGATCCAGGTCCGCGGTCCCGGAGGCGAGGAGGGAGAGCAGGCCGAAGTAGACCTGACGGACCTGCCCGGGATTGAGACCCTGGGTGAATGCGTGGAAAAGCTTGAGCGCCTGGCCCGGGCCGCCCGAGAGCGGAGCGGCCTTGGTCAGGGCGTTTGCGAGGGAGACCTGGAGATCCAGGCGGTTGACGTTTGCCATGGTGGGGCGCTCCTATTCGGCGGGTCAGGGGGAAGGGTGAGGGCCCGGGAGGCCGGGCCCCGGGGAGGGCTACGAGTTGTGGCCGTGCGCCGGGTTGCCGACGCCATGAATGAAGGCCGGGGTGCTCGGCTGGGTCACGCCGTGCACGGGTGGGGTGACGCTCGGAGCCCGTAGAATCCGATACGCCTCGGCTGCGGTCACGGGGGCGAGCCCGAATACTGTGGCGACGAGGGGTGCGGCGGCACATGCGGGATGGCTCACGATGAGACATGGGGCCTTCGTGGCTGTGATTAGCCACATTCCGGCGCACTCGTTGAGGGCGAGGGTCTGATTGTCGGAGGTCGTGACAACCTGCCCGGCCGTGGAGAAGCCGGTCCCGGTCGCGTGGTTGATTTCTCCCGTCGTCGCCACGATGGCCCCGTGGTCGGCGATGGCGCTGCCGGTGCAGGGCGTCACCGCGTGGTCGGCGACGGTCGTCACCTGCGAGGTCGTCGAGGTCGGGACTCCGGCCTGGGAGAAGATCGATTCGACGTAGTAGACCGCGCCATGCCGGGTGATCTTGACGATGTCGCCGGCGGCCGTGATGAGGGTCGCGTTGCGCTCGACTGCGAGGGTCGCGCCGTCTACGAAGCTGATCGCCTCCGCGCCACAGACCACGAACCCGGACTGGCCGTTTCGCAGGCCGGAGCATGTGATCACGTCGTCTGCGGCGGCGCCGAACCCGCGGGCCCGGATGCAGGGGAAGATGCCCGCGGGGAAGACAAGATCGCCGCCCGGGTCGGTGACAATCACATCGCCGGGGACGATCACGAAGTTGGAATCCAGGGCGATGTCCACGAAGGTCATGCCGGTTACCGAACTCGCGGCCACCTCGAACAGCCCATTCACGCCGACGCGGAGGACCGCGACGTTGATCTTCGTGAGGGTGATCCCGACGTCGCCGGCGTTGGCCGTGAGCTGATCGTCGGTGAAGGCCTCGACACGGGGGGTGACGCCATTTGCAGTCGAGCGGAGGGTGAGGAGGTTGGCCGCGTGGCTGACGACCTCGTAGAGTCCGTTGTTCTCGTCGTTGAATGCGCCGGAAATCAGGATGATGTCGCTGGCCCCGAAAGTCGCCGCGCCCGCCGTGGTGATGGTCGGGTTGGAGACCGCAGGCACGCCCGCGACGATGACGCCCGTGCCAACCGTGGTCGTCTGCGTCGCCGTCGGGAAGTAGTTGATGGCCAGGCCGCCGGTGACCGCGACGTTCGCGCTGTACCCGAGGTTCTGGCAGATATAGTTGGCTTCGAGCTGCACTCGCTCGAGTTCGCCCAGGAAACTGTTCCCCTCGACGAGGAGATCTCCGTTGAGGTGGAGGCTGGCGAAGGTTGGCGAGGCCGTGGTCCGGATGTCCTGGATAGCGTCGATCGTCGGGTTGCCGCCGACGCCGTTGCCGAAGAGAACGGAGAGAGATGCGAGCGCACCAACAGAGATGGTGCGGCCAGAGGTCGCGCCCGCGGCCGTCTTCGCGAGAATGCCCGTGGTCGGAAGGACCATCCCGACGACATCCGTGCCGTTGCCGACGGGGATGGTATCGGCGACGGAGAGGTCGAGGGCCTCCATGAGGCCGGCAGCGGACCCGCGGATGATTCGGCCCCGGGCCAGGGCGTTCAGCCCGGCGGGCAGGCCAGCGGCCATAACCAGGGGGATCACGCGAACGACGGTCCCGGACAGGAACGCCAGGACAACGTCGCCGGTCGCGGTGACCAGGGAGGTATCGCCAGAGGTGGAGATGTTCCCGGCGCCGACAGTCGCGTCCCGGTAGGTGATGGCCTCGGCCCCGGTGACCAGGAAGGCGATCTCGGTCGCAGTCATGCCGGCGAGGCTGTCGCAGTTGTCAGCAGCGCCGCCGAACCCGCGGATCGTGTGGGCCGCCTGGGTGAGGGTCGCGACTCCGGGGGCCGCGTCGGTGATCGTGACGTCGGAGACTGCGGGCAGGAGCAGGTCGGAGAGCGTGGCCACCTTGACCCAGGCCCCGGCTTCACGGTGCCAGAGCACGTCCTCCGTGGAGGTCGCGGCGGTGCAGATGTAGACCGACCCGTTGACCTCGGAGTGGGTCGGGGGGTTGTCCGAGTCCCAGGTGAGGGTGGGGCGGAGAACGTCGGCGTTCTTGACGTCGTCGAACTTCGCGAGGCGGAGGCCGCCGAAGGGTTCGAGGCCGGAGTAAAACCGCTGAAGGGCGCGACCAAGGATCGACATGGTGTTTCCTCTCCCGCTCGCGCGGGCTCCTGGTTCAGGCGAGGATCAGGACTCGGACCTCCGGTCGTGACGTCTCGCGGTTTCAGTTGTGGTGCGATCAAGTTGATCGCTGGTAACTTTGGGGCGCTCGCGGCCCTCGTTGAATGCCTGCTTTCGGCTCGCTTCCTCGTGCGCCTGGAGGCGGTCCCGGAACTTCGGGAGCGCCACTTCACGGGCCTGGTGGCTCTCACCCATGAGGCGCCTTCCTTGGAGCGGGAGGCTCGGCGGGGGGCGGAGGAAGGGGCAAGGCGACCTCGGGCAGGGCGACGGAGGGAGGGGGCGCCGACTTGGCCTCGGGCTCCAGGTCGTCGACGATGAAGCCCGCATTCCGGAGGGCCAGCTCCTCGTTGACCTGGTCGCGCCGTTCGAGGTCGTAGGCGAGCTTGTCTTTCTCGGTGGCGCGGTTGACGTGCCGGGCGATCCGCGCGTTCCGGCCATCCATGATGGCCTGGAGGTCGACGGCTTCGGGGGCGGGGATGATTCCCTGTTGGAGAAGGGCCTCTTCCCAGCGGGTCTTCTGGTCTTCGTCGGTTTCGACTTCCCAGGCGCCCGAGCGGCCGCGGTGGGGAAAGCGCCACGGGGGGAGGTGGACAAGGCCGCGGTTTCCGTTGCCGTCCACGCGGCTCGTCGTGTGGGCCCGGAGGTAGCTCGGGAGTCGGTGCTTGCGGCAGGTCGCGGCGTCGAGGGCCACACCGCCCGCCTTCACGATCTTGGCAACGGCGATGGAGAAATCGAGGGCAGGATCGCCCGATACGTCGCCGACTCCCGGAGCGCCTCGGAGGTACTGAATCCGGGGGACCAGGACCGGGGTGCCATCGGAAAGGGACCGGACACCGTAGCAGCCGAGGCCTGGCCGCCAGTAGAGGAGGAACATCGGCTCGCCGGGCAGGTCGGGGAATGCCTGGCCGGCGGTGGCCTCAAGGGGGACTTCGACGCCAACGGAGACGGCGGGGCCGTCTCGCGGGTCGACTGGCGTTGCGCGAAGGGTGGGCATGAGCGGGCTCCTGTGTGGGTGTGGCGCTTACGCGTCGGTGCGGAAGTAGCGGCCTTCCTTGTCGCCCTGGTCGCCGATGGCCATTCCGTACCAGTCGTTGCCCTGGAGGGTGCTCGTCGCGAGATTGCCGTCGGACTTGAAGTCGAGGATCATGCCGATGGCGGGGATCAGGATGGCGTTCTGGGTGAGGCCGCGGATGTTCCTGATCCCGTTGCCGGCGATGGCGTAGCCGATGGCGCGGGGGGTGAAGATGGCGCCCCAGCGGTCGGTCCCGTCGGAGGTGACGCGGCCCGACTTGAACATCGAGACGCCGATGAGCTCGCCCTGGTAGCCGGGGGCCTTGAAGGCAACCTGGCTCTCATCCTTGATCCAGTCGGCGGGCTCGCCCCGCTTGCTCTCCTTGAGGTCGGCGATCTGGCGGCCGTGGAGGACTCCGAGCAAGGGGCCCTCGACTCCGTCCTGGAGGTCGAACGCATAGGTCGCGTCGTAGAGGTCGTCCATCGAGGCGTCCACGCCCGACGTTCCAACGCCGCTCGCGAAGGTGGCGATGAGGGTCGCAACGCTGTCCGAGAACTCCGCCTCGAAGGTGTCGGCGATCTGGGTGGCGAGGGTGTCCAGGTCCCAGTCAATCCCGGGGCGGCCAGTGATCTGGGGGAGCCAGGACTCGCAGGCTTCGAAGCCGTGGCGGCCCAGCGTGATGTTCCGGTAGTCGGCCGTGATGGTGATCGGGGTCAGCGCGCCGTTTTCGGCGGGGTTCTCCATCGGGATGCCCGCGCCCATCTGCATGTAGAGGGACTTGAGGACTGTGCTCGACAGGCCCGAGGCGTCGCCCGCGAAGGTCAGGAGCCGTCGGAGGGCCACGCGGTCAGCGAGGATGGCGATGACGGCCTGGTTGAGGTAGGCGGCGGCGAGGCGGTGGGTGGCGGTGAGCAGGCCAGCATGGGTCTGCGGAGAGGCCATCACGGTGGCGGTAGGCATGGAGGCTCCAGGTAGGGTGAGGGAGAACGTGTCTCGCCCTACACTGGATACGGCCAGCGACCGTGGGCACCACGGAAACGCTACCGCAACCGCAGCAGCGTGTCAACGAAAAAGATCAGCCAGCCTTCGTCTGCGCGTTGATGGCCTCGCGGTTGGCCTTGAACTCCGCGGGACTCATCGCGTCGATCTGCTCGGGAGTGAATCCGCCCTTCGGAGGCGGGGCGGGCTTGCGCTTCGGGTCGGGGGCGGGCTTGGCGGGTTTCGGCTCCGGCGCTCCGACCGCGGGCTCTTCCGCCTGCCCGATGAAGCCCTGAATCCAGCGGGGGGGCTCTTCCGCCTCGACATGGGCCTTCGTCCAGTCGGTGAGCGTCGGGCGCTTGGCCTCGGGAAGGTCGGCGATCTCCTCGGCGTACTTGCTGCGGAAGAGTTTGAAGTCCGGCTCGACGATGCCAGGGATCGCCTTGATCTCGGTCTCCTCCATCCGGCCGCGGATGGCGCCGATCTCGGTGGCGTGAGTGGTCTTGGCGGTTTCGAGGCTGGCCTTGAGGGTCGTGTTCTCGGTGGTGAGGGTCGCGACGTTCGCGAGGTGCGCCTTGGCCGCGTGAATGGCGCGCTGCCACCGGCCCCAGTCGGGCTTCCAGTCGGCGGGAGGGCCTTCCTGGATTCGCTGTTCGAGGTCAGAGAGTTCTTCTTCAGACATGAGCGGGCTCCTGTGTGGGTGTGGCGCCTGGGGTTGGTTCTGCGGTGGGTGCCGGGGCAACCGGCGGCGGGGGTGGGGGTTTCGGCTGCATGGCCAGGATGATGGTCTGGAGGGCGGCTTCCTTGCGAGCCTCTTCCAGTCGAGCGGCGCGGGTGGCGTCGAGAATCTTCTTCGCCTCGTCTTCCGGGATGCCGGCAACGCGGGCCAGGGCTTGGGCAAGGGTGATCCAGCCCTTCGACAGCTCCCAGTCGCATTGCTCGCGGATCGCCTTTTCCTCGTCGGGAGACAGGGGGATCGATGTGTAGGATACCTGGTAGCCGTCTTCCGGGTACTGCGTTGCGTCCGGGTGGGCTCGATTCCAAAGGGCGGCCGACTTGCAGAGGAGGCTTTCGTCCCGGATTTTGAACTGCGGGCCGAACCGACGCTGAGCCAGTCGCTTCCCCGCGTTCGTTAGGGCGATGGCCACGCCGCTCTGTTTGTCGCCGGAGAGCCGCTGCAACTCGGCCGGGCTGACTCCTTCCCGTGTGCAGGCCTGGGCCATGTAGCCCTGGAGACCGGCCATGAGCTTCTCCGGGTCGGAGGGCATCGGCCAGCCGTCGCACCGGCCCTGCTTCCCTTCTGTGCTTTCGAGGGAGAGCACAAGGGTGGAATCGGGGGAGATGTAGGCCGCGCCGACGCTGCCCGGCGTGGTCCCGGCCCTGGCCTTCCCGTCCCAGATCACGCGCTGGCTGTAGCTGGCGTCCCGGTAGTTGTGGACCCAGAGAGACCAGAGCACCGCGGCCATGCGCGTGGCGCTGACAAGCTCGCGGCCCTGGGTGTAGTGCCAGAGTTGCGCGTCCGGGTCTCGGTGGTACAGCTCGACAGGCATCCAGGGGGCGCCGAGCTTCGCGCCGTCGGGCCTCCAGCGGAAGGGGTAATTCCTGCCTTCCTGGCTCCGGCTTCCCTCGTCGGGTGCAGGGCCGAAGACGAACTCCGTCAGGTCGACCGTGCCGCTTTCGTCCCAGACTCGGAGGAACGGGTTTTCCTTGTCGGTGAGGTTGATCTCGTCTCGCGTCCAGACGTCCTCCGGAGTTCCGGTCGCGTCGGCGACACCTCCCAGGAAGGGGATCGAGCGGGGCACCCACTCCAGGTAGCGGATGAACTGGTCGGGATGCGCTGGGTCCGCATCGCCGTCCACGAGCCAGGGGGGGACGGGCCGGTAGAGGAGGTCGCCGTTCGTCGTGACTTCCAGGCGCATCACGTACTCACGGCTCCACAGGACCCGCCCCTGGAAGTCGGGCATGAGTGACCAGAGCAGGGCCTGGGCGACGGGGCCGCGGGGTTCGGTGAGCTTCGGCGCCGCGCCGTCCCTCGTCGTCGTCGGGGGCGAGAGGTAGCAGACGGCAAGCTCGCGCTCGATCTGCGGGCCGAGACA